CCCAGCCAGGCAACGGCTTGCCGGCCAGCGCCTGCGTCAGGTCGCCCTGGCGAAATGGCCGGTTGACAATCACGCCGATCTTGCGCTCGCGCGCCAGCGGCAGGATGCGCTGCTCGACGTCGCGATCTAGCGCGTTGTACGAGATCTGCACGAAGTCGATCGGCTGCGACGCCATGATCTTTTCGATCTCGGCGTGCCGGCGGCCTTCGGACGTGGTGATGCCGACATAACGCAGTCGCCCTTCCCGTTTCATCGCCAACAGGATTGGCAAATGCTCTTCCCACGACAGCAGGTTATGCACCTGCAGCAGATCAAAGCGCGGGACGCGCCACAGCTTGCGCGATGCCTCAACCTGCGCCACGCCACGCGCGCCGCCGCTGACCCAGACCTTGTCGGCCGAGAACAGCCGCGCAGGCTTGAGCGCTTGCACTGCCTCACCGATCACGTCTTGGGCCGAGCCGTACATGGGCGACGAATCAACGAGCCTGCCGCCACCGGCAAAGAACTGGCGCATTACGTCGACCGATTCACGGCGGCCTTGCGGGTCGCGACCGACGTTGAAGGTAATCCAGCTGCCAAGGCCGATGAGCGGGAGTTGTTCGCCGGTCGAGGGGATCGGGCGGGTGAGCAAGGGCGCGGGTGGCGCAGCAGCCAGCAGCGGTGACAGGGCCAGGCCGCTTGAAGCGGCAATCATGGACGCCAGCAGATGGCGGCGCGATGGGGAGGTCGGTGGCATGCAGAGCGCTCCTTGCTTGGACAGGTGACATGCGAGGTTACTTTGACTTGCCAGAACGTGGCGCGGGCCAATCGTGAGCGCTATAGGTTGCCTCAACATATTTAGCGTATATACGAAAATTTCAACAGCTCGCTTCCAAGCCATCTACACTATTCGTATGGACATTTTCCATGACGCCGAGAAGAACAAAGCCAATGTACGACGCGACGATGTACGTCGCATCATCAGCCTGCGACAGGCTAATTCTAGAGAGGTAACACGATATGCCCATGCTGAAACTGGGAACGCTGATTCCAACGGTTGAAGAAGACATCGCCATCACGGCGGCGGCGTTGGATGATCCGGAAGCACGCCCGTTTACCGATGAAGAGTGGGCTGACGTCAAGCCGGTTCGCGGTCGTGGGCGCCCCGTACAAAGAGTCATGAAGACGCCCATCAGTATTCGTCTCGATGTTCGCGTCCTGGATGCTTTCAAGGCGACTGGCGAAGGCTGGCAGACGCGGATGAACGATGCGCTGACTGAGTGGGCAGACCAACACGGAATGCTGGAACATACCCCGAACTAGCATCTGCTTCGAGCTATGTGGGTAACGACGCTTGAATAATTCGACTCGATGTGCTCGGCCTCGCGATCCGGACTCGGCAGCGAATTGATCGCGGCATCGACCAAGTCCTGCACGCTGCACGCCAGCAGAGCTAGACAAGCTTGACGCATGCTGAGTTCCTGCGGCACGGATTGCTATGGGACAGCCATTCAATTTCTTCCGCAGGACCGTTTTTGAGAACTGAAGCCTTGTTAAAAAACTCAGGAATTTGAACCGTGATTTCCTCATCCCGTAGATACGAACAGTGCTGCCACTAAGAGGACCGCTAGTTGAAAAAGAGAAACGCTGCGCACGAATTTGCCACTAACTGGTTGAGCCTAAAATCACGACCAGCAACATGGCACTCGGCCGAATTATACTAAAACAGCCCCTATGCCACTTAACTTCTACTTTTAGACCCCTTTAAAATGGCGGAATTACCCATAAACCTCTCCTCTACATAACACAGCTACTCTTCTTCCAGATAGAAGTCTTCTAACCGTACTGGAAAATATTTTCACTGCATGTCTAGCGCAAAAATTCTAGTTTTATTGCAATATCTAAAAATGAATTGCAGTAGGCTAAAATGACATTCCTCTAGCTTCAGAAAGTCACCCTATGCGCGAAATTCTTACACAGGTTATAACCTCTGCAGGAGCCGCAGCCGTCTTGATCGCTGCAGTAGGTTGGCTCCTCCGATCATGGATCGCTGAAAGATTGAAGAGTGCTGTTAAGCATGAATACGACGAAAGGCTGGAGAGCCACAAGGCACAACTCAAGGCAAACTACGACGTAGAAATCGCGCGTTTGAATTTTCAGTTCGCACAAACCACTATTGAACATCAGGTCCGGTTCTCTGGACTATACGCGAAACGTGCTGACGTGATTTCTCAAGCCTACACTCTACTCGTAAAGGCACACCGTGAGGCCCACTATTTCGCTTCCCCGATCCAATATTTAGGCGGTCCTGAGGTCGAGAATCAGTATGTCGCGACGCTGAACGCTCTTGGCGCTTTCTTTGATTATTTCGATGAAAATCAGCTCTGGTTGCCGACATCTGTATGCCAAAAAATTTCGCCTCTTGTTGAAGAGATGCGTGCCAAAATCGTTATGTATGGCATATACCGCCAAATGCCTGAAATAGATATGTCGGTTGACACTCGAAGGCATAAGGATGAAGCATGGCAGGCTACGTGGAAGTTCTTTCGGGAAGAAATGCCAGCGGCTCGGACGACGCTTGAAGATGAACTGCGCTCGTTACTTGCCGGCTCAAACTAATACTTGTTGACGACCGCCGGCCTCAACGCCCAAGACATTTTCGATGACTCTCTGTCATTTTTATCGCCTGCATTGGGGGGCTGTATTCGAAGCTACTCACCAATTCCGCTCAACTCGTACCAAACTTTGGTGGCGTTGTACAATCTGTCCACACTATCAAAAATTCATCAAAACAATGGCTGTAGCAACCGAGTCTGTCAGCATACTTACCCTCATCTTGTCCAGTGCCGGCGTGAGCGCCCTTGTCAATGTTGCATGGAACGCTTTCGCGAGATATCTGGATCAGCGGGCCACAGCGAAGAAGACCAACCACGTCTATTTGTCGCTTGCGCTGCAACTTGAAGACTTTGCACGCAGATGTAATGCTCAGATTTACGACATCAACGAGGCCTCTGCGCAATATAACCAAGACCAGGGCAGCTCGGCTTTCCAACATATCTTGCGGATCGAACTTGACCTTGCGCCTGGCCTAGAGTGGAACTTGCTTCCTGTAGCATTCGTCGCGGAGATCAAAGGCCTTCCTACACGATTTGAGCAGTGTAATTCGTGGATTCACGCTCAATACGATAATTGGGCTGATCTAGAAGAAGCCTACGAACTTGAGAAAGAACGGCTCGCGTTCTATGCGTTGAAAGCATGCGCTGCATCCACCGAGACGCGATCTCGCATAGGTGCTGGGCCAGGCGATCTAACTCACCTGATCAGCAGTTTCGAGCATGTGATCGAGCGCAGTCGAGCGCAGTACGTAAAATACCAAGATGGCCAACCGTTCATCCCCGAACTCCGCGCACAGTTCGACGATATGGCGTCTCAGAATACTCATGTTTACAAGAACCCGGCACTCGCACTAATTCTCTCCTGCGCACGCGCTGCCAAATTAAGGTTATTCTGTAGATAGTCCATTGTATTGGCTTGATTTTGGTGTAGCATGATTATCTGGATCATTTGAACAAGCACGTCGTCTTCCGACATCAGCGTGGCGAACATGCCGCGCAGCTTATGATGGGCATGATATTCGACGGGCCGCGTGGCATTGCAGTTGTTAGAGGCGGCTTTCTTACCACGCCTGCGCTAGTTCCACGCCTGTTATGCAATCTTTCGACTGGCGTCGTTTTTCAGTTTCCTAGTTCTTGCATGATCTCCTTCCTGCCCGCCAGCCTGATGTGGCCTAAGCATAGGCGTGTGGTTTGCAAGCGCCTGTAAAGATATTGGTGAAGCTGCCCACTGAAACTGCACAACCGGGAGTTTCTGTAAATTGCTATGACATGGCCATTCACTATGGCGCCGAGCCAGGGCAGGATTCACTTCAAGAGTCGAAGCTCAACGCATATGAATGAAGTTGACTAGGCGCAGATGGAAGACAAGGCAAATCGAAGCGCTGCGAACGATGGGCCTACAATTTTGGATTTGCTCAATTAGAGAGTCGGTCGTAATTATCGCTGCAGTCGAAAGGCGTAGAGAGACAGCGCGCGAGAAGGCATGGATAATGCCAAGGCAGAATGATGGAACGAAACACACGCGTAATTTGCACATGCCGCCGCACATACATTCATGGAAGCAGCGCAACGGCATAATCTACTACTATATATGCAAAAAGTATGGCGGCGAGAGACGGGTAGCAATAGCCATCGAGGACGATTTCATACTCGCGTTGAAAAAGCCTGCGCTACGCGCGCAGTTCTAGCAGGCCGGAGTAATTACAGCCGCCGTTCCAGACCTAGCGCAAGAGATTAGACAGATTTGGTTTTACTATTTACGAGCGAAAGCTACGGATGAAACAGCTGACGATTTGGGGACTAGGCGGCCAGTAATTCGCTAGTACATGAGAACGCGTAGAAGACCGGCGTTACTACCTAAGCCGGGGAAGATCGTCACCCCTACTAAGTAGACACGCCGACTTGATCGACATATTGCTTAGCGAACGGCCTGTGAATTCCGTCGATTGATCTCAAAATCAAACCTTGACTTGATCATCTCGTTAATTTGCCGAGTCGTATTCACGAAGCGTAAATTCGACTTGATTGTTTGAAACGGTACGATGTCCAGCAAATGGATCAACGACGTGTTGATGAATGAAGACGGCACTGTGTCGACTCCATCAAACGAAAGCTCGATCCGCTCCCCGCGCTGTAGCCTTGGCAACAAAACATCAAAAACTTTCTGTCCGTCATCCTGCGAGTAGCACTGACGAACAAGGTCAAGTGCACGGATTACCATTCGAACTCCTCCTTCTCGGCTACAGGCTCAAGCGAACCAGTTTTGAACGTGATCTGGATTAGCGTCCCGGGGTAGCTTACCCGCTCGTTGCGCGATGACATGCGCACCCCAGAGGCTGCATGAATGCAGTTGAAGCTTCCCCTCAGTGACTGCACGAAGACTTTACCACGATTGTTCGCAACGACGTATCGCGTCAAAATATTCAAGCCAGCGCCCTGATTTTTCACTGTACTTTTGGTGGTGAACCCTTCGACTACAGCCTTCTCAAGCGCCTCAGCGTCAGTGACCTCTGGCGCAACTTTCCGCACGTTGTAAGGTATGCCAACGCCAAAGTCTGAGATCGTCAACATTACTTCACCCTTTTGAGGATAGTGCTGCGTAAACACACAGCCAATCTTCTCACCGGAGTGGTCACTGATATTGTTGAAAATTTCTTGCAGACACACATTGATAGAAGCAAAAGATGCCGGTGAGAGACCGACCCGACCAGCAATCCAGGTGGCAAATGTATCGTGGATCCAAGGGTAGCTGCGATCGTAGCTCACCATCTGGAGGGGCAGCGTTGTCGAACGCAGCTTGGATCCGGCGAAAGCTGGCTTGCCGACATACCTCAGGAAGAACCCTGAGTCGTCCAGAAACTTATTGCCGTCGGTAGGAAAAGTGTAATTCCGAAAATAAACTTTGACGTTATGCTTGGATTTTAGATATTCGACAACATTTGACAGCACGGTAATAGCAGTCGGGTCAGCAAAACTTAACTTCGCGAAGTCGAAAATGATTTTGTTGGCCCTAGGAGAGCCACTCTCGTCCAGCGCGCCCTCGAGCAAGACGTGAATATTTTTTGCGTTGAAACTGTATGGAAGCGGCACCGTTACTGATGTGGGTAGCAAGCCTGCGAAGATCATAACACCTCAAGTGGAGAGCCCAGAATTACGGCATGGCTTCTCTCGGCGAACCAAATTTTGTCGCACAGAGCTGTTTTTTATGGGACGGGGAGCTGAATTTCCAACTGATCTTCACTGGAGCGGGTGAAGGGAATCGAACCCTCGTCGTAAGCTTGGGAAGCTGACCAAGGAACGGCTTAACCATGCGGGTTTGCGGCCGAAAGCTGCTCCACAAAAATTACAAATTCATTCCTCTACAAGCAAGCACCCATGCGGTACTTGTAAATTTTGTGGAGCGGTTTCACGGCCGTTTTGCACCAACAGCAGACATCTACAGCAACCTCAAAGAGTCGCTGAGATTAGACTCCCATCTACAAATGAAGGGCACTGCGTGCAGTGTATGAAGTGCGATAAAAAGAACGTGGCCTGTAGTTGGGTTTCGGATTCACTAACGATTTCCACGCAATTCGTGCCCCTTTAATAGGGCCTCGTTCAAATCGTAACGCTTCTTCATGAAAGCCGTGAATAATTGAATCTGTCACTCTTTTCTTTTCAGCTTCGTCAGCTATATTACGTGGATCATCGCGCGCAATCCATTGCTCCAGCCTTTGACTTAGCATTGGATCTAAAAGAGTCAGTTGGTTATATGCATTATTGAATAGGTCGACGAAGTTAGCGGAGACATTGAATTCACGCCACGCAATTTCTGCCCCACTGAGGTTATCCATCGCTCGTGTATATGGTAGGTGATAGTTCACTGAGGATAAGTCACTTTTTACTTGGAAGGCGCAGTTCAAACTTGCAGAGGCTACTGCTAAACGGTCGCATAAAGCACCGAGATTCTCTTGATTTACTCCATTCACTTGGATCAACTTCTCCAGCTCATGTTTTACGAAAAGATAGCCTGCGCACCAGTCAGCATCGCTTTCTTTTGCGCGCGTGTGGCTTGCAGTACTGACACCGTCCCGAGCTTTAATCCATGCGTGTCCTCGTAATGCATGCGCAACTTCGTGGAAGAATAACAATAGGGTTGTGTCTGCTGTACTAGTAGACGTATTGCGGCCTCCTAGATAGTCATAATTGAGCAAGCCAACGGGATTGCTACTTGGGTGCCACTTCTTCATTTTACCGAATGTAGAAAGACGACCCTGCATTTCGATTTCTAATGGCAATGGACCGGCATTCTGCATGAGAAGAATGCGATTAGTTATTCCAACAAAAGCTGGAATGCATCCTAAACCGACATATATCGTAAATGCCGGTTCTGGCTCGCAACGTGTTGGCTGGCATTGAGCAAAGAAAAAAGGTGTATCGTCCAACTTCAAATCGAGATTTATACCAGCATGATTCAAGTGATCATTTAACCATTCAAAAGCTTTTTGCAAATCCACGACCGTTTGGTGCGCTGCATGCAGTACGAAGTCCTGCGAATCTGGTTCATCTAGTGGTCGTTTATATCCTAAATATGCCTTGGCTTCATGTGCGTACTCCAGCGACATTGGGTTCTGCGGTCCATTTCCGATCCCGTCAGAAAGGGCTGATAAGATAAGTAGATCTTCGACGTTCTCAGTTTGCATCTTAACTCTCTAGTTAAAATTTTTATTCAGCATCTTATATAAGTGCAGGCTGAGCCAGGCGGCCATGCTCGTCGACTACAGTGCGATACTGCGGCGGGAAGAACGACGACGGTTCCATTGCAATCCGGCGTGACGCATTGAAGCGCGGCACCACCGCCGACCAGCTCCCCTGCTCAGCAACGGCTTGCCCGACAGCCCGTCTTTCAATATTTGCTCCGATGCTCGAATGACACGTTTGCATCGCCCTCCTGCGACAGCAGGTGCGAAAACGAGATCGACAAGAGATCTCCTGCGTGTTCGGGATTTCTGACATTGACACGCTGTAACTGTCAGCTTGTCGCCGAAAGCGGAAGTTCGCTAGAGCATGTTCGCCTTGGCCTTTTCTGTCAAACTTTTTGTTTTTATGTCGAACTTGCCTGTTTTTCGTCCGACTTTATCGCTCATCCACACAAGACGTGAGCAGTTTTCAAGACTGCGGCCTATGCCTTAAAAATCAAGCTGTTGGCGCAAGATCGTTTCCGCAGGTGGAGCAATTTTTACGCATCCAAGCCATTGTTTACATTGGTTTGTCGGCATAGTTGCGGAAACGATTTCGAGGTCAAAACCGATGCGGTAGAATCGCCTCAGTACAGGAGGGTAGCTATGGCCAACGAGATTTACGAAAATCTGGACGAACTGCCGGCGGCACCACGAATTGACATTTCGGAGGTCGACCTGGTGCTGCTGGAGCGTGCGGCGCGGGCGATAGGCGCCGCCCGCGTGGAGGTGGTCGATGGCGAAGGCTATGTCAATCTGCACTTCGCCGACAGTTCGGTTGTGCACAGCTGGAACCCGCTCATGTTCAACGGCGATGCATTCGACCTGGCCGTGCGGCTTCGACTCGAGATTTACATACACGAGCAGGACACTACCGTGATGACCGCCGATCTCAAACTTGCAAACGAGCAGCACGGCGACGACGCTGGCGCCGCTACTTGTAGGGCCATCACTCGCGTCGCGGCCGAGATCTAGAATAAGCCAGCAGGTTCAGCAGCTCGATCCCAGCTGTAAATGATGACTTCATTTCGCTCAGCGCCGCGGCCACCCCCTCCTACCGTGTAGGTGATCGGGACGGTGTCCATCTGGAAGTCTGCAAAGATTCGGCGGATGTCGGGATGATCGTTCAAGCTGACAATCGCTTTGCCCTTCAGGCGTCCCATCATCGAGGCCATCTTCTCGTATTCCTCAAACCCGAAGTTGACCCCGTAGCCGGCAGTCTCCCAGTAGGGTGGATCTAGATAGAACAGCGTATGTGGGCGATCATAGCGATCTATCAGCTTGGCCCAGTCCATGTTTTCGATATAGGCACCGGATAGACGAAGGTGTGCGGCCGACAAATTCTCTTCGATCCGAAGCAGGTTGATGGGCGGTGCGGTTGTGGCCGTGCCCCAGGACTGCCCTTCCACCTTGCCGCCAAAAGCGTGCTGCTGCAGGTAGAAAAAACGCACTGCACGCTGAATGTCGGTCAGCGTGTCAGGCGGCGTCTCCTGGTGCCACTTGAACACCTCGCGACTGGCCAGTGCCCATTTGAAGTGGCGCACGAATTCTTCGAGGTGGTGTTGCACGACTCGGTACAGGCGTACCAGCTCGCCGTTGATGTCGTTGATGACCTCGACTTTTGCAGGTGGTCGGAGAAAGTAGAGAGCGGCGCCGCCGGCAAACACTTCTACGTAGCAATCGTGAGCGGGGAACTGAGGAAAGATGTGATCGGCTAGGCGTCTTTTGCCACCGAGCCAGGGGATGATTGGACTTGCCATTTTTCTACGAACTCCCAGTTATGCTGTACGGATATACAGTATAGGGCGTGCATCGTGGAAATTTTTACTTTGAGACGAGATTGTCGCCAGCCTTTCGTAGTGCACCGCGCACGAGCGTAAGGCAGGCCACAAGGGACGTAAGCCCGGACGCTCGGGACTAAGTTAACTTTTTTGAGAAGAAATTGCCGCGGGTGCAGAGCGCTTACTTTTTTCATGCAAAACACGGCTGATAGGATTCTCGACAACGATGTAGAAAATACACCCCGCCGCCAATGCTACACCCGTGAGAAAAATGCCAGTCAGATCATTTTCCTGCACAGCAGCCCCGATAAATAAATGCTTCCAATGTGCGATTACCGCATGGACTAGATAAATACTGTAGGACGCGCTGCCCAAAAATAATAACGGCTTTGTAAAGTTTCTTTTCTCGAATTCAGCAAACAAGAATACGAGGACGATAGCGCCTGCTGGAAGCCCCAAGCTTACGATACGGGGTAGTCCAAACTTCGAGAGTCCTAATGAAACTACAGTAAGCACTAGAGCCGCCGAAAGTGCTGACCAAAACGAAAAAACTGCACGCCCAAATTTTCGCCACAGGAAGTAGCAAGCGCACCCGATCACGAAATTAAATAGTAACGTGTCCCCTACTATGTACTGGAAATTTGACCACTGAAGACGGTCTCCCTTCAACCCCAGAAGGTTGACTAATGCCACCAACAAAACGATCGCCATCATGACGGTGTAAATCGCGCGGTCTTTCGACGCTGACGAGAGCATCGCGCCCGCGAACAGCAAATAAAAGAAAAGCTCATAGGTGAGTGTCCAAGCGGGCCCCACGAGCATCCTATATTCTGGCGAACCAGTGAATGATGGTGCTAAAAATAAATTACCGATAACCAGCAGTGGATCTACAGAGCCCATGTTCCGGACTAAGTATTGAAGCAAAAATGGAATTAATACCAACAGGTAAATTGGATACACCCGAATTACCCGCTTCTTTAGGAATTGAACACAATCACCAGGGCGAATTCGTTCTGTCAACGAATAACACATAATAAACCCGCTGATGATGAAGAATATATCTACGCCCAGGCCGCCAATCCGATTAAACCTCAGGGCCGCTGAAACCAACCCAGCGCTCCACAAATGCGTTACGACGACAAGCATCGCGGCATAGCCCCTGAGAATTTGTATGCCCTCCAATTTATTCGACGACATCTGACTACCCACCTATACGTTAGCAAAACAGAATTTTATTGCCGAAGTGTAAGCGACATTTCGGGAGTCAGCGACAGATTTTTGCGGGTGAAGTCATTAATCTGGCCAGGCCTGAACCGTTTTGGCATGCCGCGCCGCGCATTCCGCATACTGGCGCAGCAGCCCGATCGCCCACTCTTGCCAGGCGTCGAAGTCCGCCGCTGCCGGGCTAGCTACTTCCGGGCATGGTGCCGCCAGCGCGCTATCGAGGGATGCTTTTGTTGGTGGCTTCGATTGCGGCGTCGAGGTTGCGCACGCGGGCAGCATCAGGCACGCAACCAGCAGGCAGAGGTTTCGCATTGCGCAGCTCCTTGGTGAGCGCCGACATGCGCGGCGCCAGGGTGGATTGAATGGCGGCGAACTCGGTGGCCGCCTGGGTGATGCGCGCGGCATCGGCCTGCAGCGTGGTCAGCGCCAGCTCCGACTGGCTGCGCATGGTTTCCGCGTGCGCGCGCTGCAGCTCGGCGATCTCGGCATCGCGCCGCCAGCCGTTCGTGAACCAGCCGGCGGCGCCCGCCAGCGACATTGCCAGCAGCAGGCCCAAGCCGGCCGCCAGCGCGCGATACTGGGCCGGGATCATTGGACCTCCATGCACTTACGGTGCCGCTCGAGCTGGCGCGTCCATACGCCCGGGCAAATCCGGTTGCCGGGGATTGAGCAGTCGTAGCCGCCGGACTTCTTGTAGAGCAGCAGCGCGGTGCAGGCCTGCGGGTAGCGGCCGGCGAACAGCTCGCGCCGCATCGACGACGTCGCCCAAGCGCCGGTGCCGTACTGGTAGATCCAGTCCATGTAGACGTCATACTCGGCCGGGTGCAGCGCGACGCCAGGTATCGACGCGCGGAAGGATTGCTCTTCGCGCGATAGGTGCGCAGCGGCGCGCTGGATGGCGCGGACCGGCGTCGTTCGATCGCCCATCTTCACCGGCGCGCCGTCTTCCTTGAACGTCGATCCGAACCCGACTGTCGGCCGGTCGTTCTTCGTCGGGATGACGGCCATCTCGGTGTAGCCCTCGCTCGACAGGATGCCGACGAAAGCGGTCGCACTGAGGGCCAGGCTGCTGACCAGGATGCGGACGCGCTTCATTCGGCAGTCAGCGCCGGTTGTGCCACGACGCGCGCGATCGCGGCGCCGAGCGAGGTCAGGCCGGCGGCCACCACCAGGATGGGCGCAGTGCCACTGGCGTACAGGTGCATGCCGGCCTCGATGGCCGACGCGATGGCGGCCAGCAGCGCGAAGCGTACCGACCAGAGTTTCGGGAACTGCTTGCTTGCGTCTTCAATGAAATTCACGTCCTGCCCTTTCGAGTTGCACGCCGGCGGCTGGCCGGCACTGGATTGGTTGCGGGTTACAGAGTCACTTCGGGGGCCTTCAGTTTCGCGAGCAGCTGCTCCAGGCGCAGCTCCCGCTCGCGGCGCTCGAGGTCGGCTAACTGGCGCTCGATGTCGGCAAGCATCGCCTCGCGGACGTTCTGCTCCCGCTCGCGCGTGTTGCGCTCCCGCGTGTACCAAGCATTCAGCCCCAGCGTCAGCAGCGCGGTGAGGATGCCGACGATGACGCCGAACTGGGTGAGGGTCAGGGAGGTGGCGACCGCTACTGCGGCGCCGGCGTAGCTGCCGACTTCTTGCGGGGTGATATTGCTGATGCTCATTGTTGCCTTTCGGTGGGCTGTGTCTTGCGGTTCGCTGGCCGGGCTCGAGCGGGCCGCGAGGATTACAGCCGTGCAGCGGTAATGAACAGTTCGTCGAGCGCGTCGTCATCCAGGCCCAGCGCGGCTCCCATCATCGTGACCAGCGGGCTGTTGCGGGCGACGACGCTCGAGTAATCCCACTCGATGCGCGCCGCCTCGCTGTCGGGACTCGGCAGCGAATCGATCGCCGCGTCGACCTGGCCCAGCACACCGCGCCCTAGCAGCGCCAGGCGCGCTTGGCGCATGCTCACTTCCTGCGGCACCGTTGGCTGCGCCGCATCTTCCGTGCGCGCTTCGATCTCGGCCAGCTCTTCGGGGGTAGCGTCGCGCACGACGCCGTCTACCATTACTTGAATCGTCATTTATGAATTCCTGTGACCGAAGACGCGGATAGTGCCCGCAGCGAACGTGCCTGCAGCAACAGTCAAGCGGAAGCCCGATACCGCGGAGGTGCCCGTAAATATTCCCTCGGCAAGAAATGCGAATGGAGTTGTATAGTCCGAACTGAGTGCAATACCGCGCGCACCCAGCGACTTATAGGTACTTGAGTTTGCATTGCGCACCTCCAGCGTCATCGTTACTGCTTGATTTGATCCGCTCGAAATTTGTCCCATCTCGAACAGTGAGCCGAAGGTATTGAGGCTGCCACCATACCCAATCGGCCCGGCGTAACCAGTCGTTGCAATAGACCCAGCTACTGCCAAAGACATTCGAAGCGCGGCGCCGCCACTGGTGGTGCGCAACCCTTGAACTTCGATCGTGTACTTATCGTAGTCTGCACTGAAAATATTCAGAAAATCGATAGTCGCAACAGGACTCGCAATGGTGGCACTGGCCAGAGCAAGGACGCCGTTTGCACCAGGCTGCCCGCGGTCGCCGTTGCGCTGGAAGAAGAGCATCAGCCCATCGCCCGCGGCAAACGGGCTGGCCGAGCTGCTGTCCGTGCACACGACTGTGAGATTGCGGTAGCCGATTGGCGCGGCGCGCGCGGTAACGTCGAACGTCATCCACTTGCTCAGGTCGCCCTGCTTCACCAGCCGGATCGAACCTTTGATGACGCTGGTCGAACCGTCCATGGTATCGATCAGCGTCGTGTAATCCTGGCCGCCGGCGGTCAGATCCAGGCGCATGACCGTGGCTGCGCTCTGCGTTGCACTCGACAGACGCAGCTTGCCGGCGCCGGGGTCGGCGTCTGCGGTAGCGGTATCGAAGGTGTAAGGCAGTGCGTAGGCGCCGCCGGCCTGCAGCATATTCATACTGCCAATAGCCTGATTGATCTGTGGGACCATCGCTCGTTGCGCCAGCACCATTGCGGCCGCCTTCTGGCTGAATGACTGGGGCGTGTCGTTCGCTGGATCCGGACCTTCTGGGAGTTCATCGATCATGCATTTTCCTTTTAAATAAGTCCGCGCCACTCGACCGGCATCTTCTTGCCGTCGATCGACAGCGGCACTTCCCACTGGCCCAAGTAGCCATACGAGAGCGTCATCGCCCAGTTGGTGGATGCGATGGCCACCATCTCGACGTTGTCGACCGAGCGCATGAAGCGGTAAACCTCGTCCTCATAGCCCTGTGGAATAGCCACATCGAAATTCATCTTCTTCGCGGTCTCGCGCTTGGTCAGCGTCACATTCCCGAATTTGTCGGTGCTCGATCCAGAAAAGCTGAGGATGCCGGCAGTAAGCCCCCATTGGGTCTTGCCGATGTATTTCGCTTTGCCGATGAAGAAGCCTCCGATCGCAGCCTGGTTGCCCGGGCTGTTCACAGTCAGGCTCACCGTTGAGTTGATAAACGGCGGCAAGTCATCGAACACGGTGTCGCCAATCCACAATGGTTCCTGGTACCAGAAGTCGTACCAGCTCAGCACGTCGTGCGTCACCAGCGACCTCGTGCGTGAATATCCACTCTCAGACTGTGCCAAGGTTACCGATGACCCGGCGACGTTCAGAATGGTCAGCGTGTTGGCCAGCTCGCCGAGAGCGACGGCGACCGTCACTGAGTTCGGCGCCGAGGTCTGGCTGTTGACTGCTTTGTCGAACATTTTCCAGCGGTTCGTGGCGCCCAGCGGCAGCCAGGCCGTATCGGTCAGTGCCTTCCCGGTGTTGTTGGCAATGACCGACTGGTACAGTTTGTGGTTCACCAAATCGGTGACGATCGAATCCTGCGCATACGTGACAGTGCTGGAATACGCCGCGTAGACGCGCCCCATCAGCTTCCACCAGGTCGGCGAGCTGGCCGGTGGCTTACCAACGTTCCCAGCCTGCAAGGACTGGTAAACGTCCTGCGCAGTGCCAGAGGTGACGCCCCGGATATCGCCGACGCCATACGTTGAGCCAGCGGCATACTCGGTCACTACCGCCTCTGGCACGCTGCTGCTGACAAGCTTGGCGTCGGTGATCGGGATCGGCCGAATCAACTTGAAATCGGCCGTGCTCACGTTGCAGCTCCCGTTACACGCATACCATTTCCTCCTTCGGTGACGACATCGAGCGTGTCCGCCTGACGCCGCGTGTTTCGCTGAATCTGCTCCAGCGCTGCGCCTTGCCGCTCGATGACGGCGTTCTGTCGCTCGACGGTGGCCGAGAGCCGCTCAACCGCCGCAGCCAGACCATCGTTGTTGTTGCCCGGTGGTCGACGCAGGGCGTCCATCAGCGATTGCGTGCTGTGGATCCGCGATGGGCCGGTTGCCTCGATCTCGACGCCCACCTCGCCGACAGCTCGTACGCCACCGCTGAAGTCGCCGCCATTGGCAAACCCAGGGATCTTTTTGCCCTGCAGTTCAGGCTGCGCCGCCTTCAGGAAGTCGGCTTTCTCGGCCGCATCCATCGTCGGCCCGTAAGCCTTCATCCAGAACGCCAAACCCTCCGCATCCGGCGCACGCCCCAGCACGCTCTGATAGAGCTTGTTGAGGTCCGCTTCGGCTGAACCAGCAATGCCGCTGACAATCTGAGAAACCGGCGTGCCCGATGCGGCGGCGTCCTTCCACCACTCGAACCCAGCAGCATCTGGCGCACGGCCGAGATGCGTCTGGTAGGCACTGTTAATTGCCGAGGTGGCCGCCACCACCGGATTGGCCTGGGCTGCGAGAATCGCTGCCCTCACCGCGGCAATGCCCTGATCGATCGAGAGCAACGTGGTCGACTGCCCTTTTGCCTCGTCGATCAGCGCCTGGGTGCTTGCCAACTGCGCGTCAAGCGCTGCCAGCTGGTCCCTCGTAGCCTGGAGCGCTTTTTCCTCGACCGACAATTGCGCATCGGTCAGGCCGGCCAGCGCGCCGATATCGTTCTGCGTCCGGTAAAGGTCGCGAAGATAGTCGGTGTACGAACTGAACTGGTCCGATGCATCTTGCTGGACCGCCGACAGCGCATCCTTCAGCGAGCCGGCGCCGGGCAGCGGGCCGCCAGCGCGCGCGATCGCCAGAGCGGCGCTAATTTGCGCTTGGCCATTGGCGCGGCTGGCCAGCTTCTGCTCGGGCGACTGGATGCTGTCGAGCGTGCCGCGCAGCGCCTGTGACAGCGATTGCAGCTTGCTCACCGATTCGGTGTGCGCATCGATGCTCGACTGAACTGCCGCCTTTTCCCGACTCACAATTGATTGCAGGACCGAGAACGAAGAATCGACGCCGGACAGCAGGGAAGTAGCCGCATCCCGTACTGCTTGAGTAGCTGCCCGGGTGGCCTGGGTTGCGGCCTCCATTGCCGTCTTCTCGTCTTGCAGTGCATAGATGCGCTGGTAATGCGGCCGCAGGCTCTCGTCGACCGAAGCCAATTCCTGCGCGCGCCGGGCGTTCAATGCTCCGACCGCATTCCCCTCGAGTTCCATGATCTGGATGCTCAGCCGAAGTTTCTCGACCGCCAGCGACTCCGCTGCGTCACCAATCTCTTTCAGGTGGTCCGCGAATACCTTGAACTGCGGGCCCAGGGCCAGCAGGCCAGCGTACTGCTCGGCACCGCGTTCGGTTGCCAGAGCGCCCGATTCGACCAGGCCCTGCACAGCCACCTTGAACTGGTCGCTGGTGGTCATGCCCGCGTAGCCCAGCGCCGCCAGCCCTTCGGTGAGCGGCTTCTGGACGATAGCGATCTGCTCGGCCTGACTGAGGAAGTTCTGATTAAAGAACGTCGCCTGCGCGGCCAGCGCATCGATGCCGCCAGCGAATCCCAGCAAGCGCTCGCGCGCCTGCAGCGACGCAGTGCCCACGGCACCGAATGCTGCCTGCGACGTCGTGCCCATCACCATCAGAATCTGATCCATCGCGGCGTAGTTCACCGCCAGGCGCTGCAGCGTGCCCGACGCTTCCTCACCCTGTACCTGGAATTTCGCGATCTCAGGCAGCAGTTCGCCAGCGACCGTGTTGGCCACGCCAGTGAAGAAGTCGGCGATTGCCTTCTGGTTCGCCGTCTCGTCCTTGCCCATGGCGATCTTGATGGCCTGCGTGCGCGTGGCGATGCTGTCAGCGTTGATGCCCAGCGCGCGCGCGAAGTCCGCCGCGGTCGTCTTGATGGCGTCGTATGCCGATGTTAGCCCGGCGGAGACTTCGGCGTTGACAGGGTTCTTGTCGGAGCCATCCTTGTCGCTACGGAACCAGCCGCCTTTCTTCACCCACGCTGCGTCCATAGTGCCAGCGAAGCCGCCGGCGCCGATCGAGCCGTTGAGCATTTGGTCGCCGGTGTATTCCTTCGGGCCGCGGCCAAATGCCTTCTTGCCGATCGTGTAGACCGCCAGCGCACCGGCGACCCACGGCGCTGCAGCTGCCAGACCCGAGAGGCCCGACGCAATTCCGCTGGCAACGTTAGGACCGACTACGCTGGCGATGCCGTTGCCGATGTTCATGCCCAGCGCCGACGTAAGGCCAGAGCCCATGCCGGCGCCGTTCAGGCCGCCTGCCAGGCTACCCAGGAAACCGGTACCGACGCCGCCTGCCACGGTAGCGCCCCCAGTCAGCGAGCCATACAGGCTGGAAGCACCGTCAGCCAGGCTGGCCAAGCTACCGATCGAGCCTACACCGCCGCCAGCACCGGTTGCAGCGCTGGCATTTCCAGAGAGGCCCATCGAGCCAGTCAGTCCCGCCGACAACGGGCTGAGTGCCGCCGAAATGACCGGGCGCAGCACTAGCGTGCTGAACATGTTTTTCAACGTGTCGACCAAGTTCTTCCCGAATGATTTGCCAGACTCGAAGCCGCGCAGCAGCGCGTCAGTGAGCGAGCGGTTGATATCTTCCCCCGCGCGCTTCCAGTCCTCGGCGGCCTGCTCAGCCGCCTTTTTGCTCGTCTCCATCTGGTCGACCTGGCTGATGGCGACGACGCTGCGCCGCTTTGCATCGATGAAAGCTTCCAGCTCCGCAATTTCGCGGGTGTAGCCTTTCGACGTGTCGGCCTGAGCCAGCTTTTCCTCGAGGCGCGCGAGCGTCATCTGTTCGATGGCGACCTTCGACATGCCGAACGTGCGCGCCAGCTCTTCGTTGCGATCGGCCTCGTCGTCAGCGGCCTTGATTGCGGCGGCCGACAGCTGCGCTTGCTGCTCAGACTGCTGTAAGTAGAATGCGCCTTCTTCGATCGCGCTTTCCTGGGCGGCCACCTTGGCGATCAGCGCGCGCGTTTCCGCGACGTGCGCCGGAGTGAGCTTGTTCTTGCCCGATGCGATCGCCTCGTCCAGCTTGATCGTCATCTTCTGCGAATCGGACAGCTTGGCGTATCCGCTCAGCTCGAGCTCGTTCGCGGCCGCCTTTTCACCGATCGACGTGACCAGGTTCTGGTACGCGGTGGCTTCGGCCTTGATGCCTTGAGCAATGCCTTTGTCGGCATACTTCTCGCGGATCCGGCGCTCCATTTCGCCGTATTCGGCAGTTTTGCCCTTGAGGTCTTCGATGGCCTTCAACTCGGCCGCCATCTGCTCTTGCTTGGTCGCGTGCTCTTTCTTGAATGCTTTCACGCGTTCGTTCACCGACTGCGCAGCGACAGCCGCACCGGTGGATTCGGCTTTCGCCATCTTCTCGGTCAGGTCCGTGATATCGCGCAGCACACCAATTCGCGCGAATTCGATATCGGTGTTGCTCTTGCCAACAAATGAACCGGCGCGCATATTGATCTGGTTCAGGCGCTCCGATGCAGCGGCGAGCTGGTTTACGAACGGCAGCTGCTTCTCCGCATCGCTTTTGGTCACTCCAAGATTTTGCAGCTTGAGCAGCTTCTCGTTCTTGTCGATCTGCTCGTCCAGGCCTTTGATGATGCGCACTTGCGCTTCGTCGAACGACTCGGCGGCCATCTCGGTTGCCTCTTTCGACTTGTTGCCCCACACCATCCATGCGGTGGCGGCCAGGCCCAGCAGGGTGATGATGGTGCCGATCGGGCCGCCCATGAACATCATGGCGCCGCGCAGCACGCCCATCGAGCGCGCAGCGACGCCCGTCGCCGCCGCTTGCGCCGTCAGCGCTGCACTGGCGGCTCCAGCGGAAACCGTCGCGCCGTTGGCGGCAACAGCCTGGCCAGCCAGTGCAAGAGCATGGGCTTCGCTGAGAGCGATCGCGCGCGCCTGCGCCGGGATCAGTCCGTTGGTGGCGATGGCGAGCGCCACGGCGCCCTCGGCGGCCAGCACCGACGAGCGCAGTTCAGCCACGCGCGCGGTCGCGAGATTCGCCGCGGTCGCAGCGGTGCGCACGTTGGCCTGGGCTTCTGCCAACTTCGCGGCCGCAATGACTGATGCTGCCTCGGTGGACGCTACTGCGCCAGCCAGCGTCGACGTGCGCAGCGCGTTGTTGTCGGCGATCTGCTTGTAGGTTGCCACGCCCCAGCTCTGGAACATGGTCACCAGCTTGGAGACGCCCAGGGTCGTGATCACTCCTGCGAGCAGCCCGAGGTTACTCGACAGCAGCCCGATGACCGATACCAGACCCGACACCGCGCCGCTGGCGTTGGCCTGGATGCCCACGAATTCCATCACGTTATTGCGCAGCACTGTGAAGGCGCCCGAGATCGTCTGGATTTCTTTCGCCTCCACGCGCAGTTTTTCCAGCGCAGCTGGCAGCACGTCGGCCATGATTTTCGACGTGATCTTGCCTTCTTCCGCCATTTTTTTCAGGGCGCCCACAGGCAGGCCCATACCGTCGGCCAGCGCTTTCATCAGGCGCGGGGCGGACTCGTTCACCGCATTAAATTCTTCGCCGCGAAGCGTCCCGGAAGCGAACGCCTGGGAAAGCTGCAGCTGTGCAGACGCCGATTCGGATGCGGCCGCACCTGAAACCAACAGCGCAAGGTTGACCGTCTCGACGATTTGCGAAACCTTTTTTTGCTCGACGCCCAGCTCGCGCGTACCGTTGGCGATCCGTGCGTACAGGATGCCGGTCTCCATCAGCCCTTGCGTCGACTGCGTCGCGATCCGTTTCACGTCGGTATAGGCCGCTGCGTATTCGCGCTGCGATGTGGTCGCCAGCTTAAGCTGCGAGGTGAACTTGGCGTACTCGTCGACCATGCGGCCGAGTTGCTGCACGCCGAGCGCGCCAGCGATCGAGGCGATAGCGCCCTTCGCAGCGTTGGCAGCCCGTTCCATGCCGGCGGTGGCATTGCCAACCACCTGGCGTGCGGAGTCCATGTCGCGCTGCAGCCGTGCGATATCCGCGCGCAGACGAATTTCCATGTCTCCGATAATCATCTTGTATTGCTCCAGAATTGCACAAGCCACCGGTACGTGGCTTGTCAGGTTTTTTGCGATGCGCGACTCTGTGCTTCCATCGCGATGCCGTCGAACATGTGGATAACTTCCAGCTCCCAGCGATTGAACTGGACGCCCCACAGCTGCTGGTAGGCCAGGATCTCTTGCGAGGTCAGTTCGCCCGGGCCCGACACGCCGGCCGGGCGCCCCATCTTGCAGAAGGCATCCCACAGCGGACGGCCGGCCTTGGGCCATTCCATCGTGAGCAGCGGGTCGACCTCTTTCGTGTTCTTGGCGACGCGCTGCAGGTGTGTGCGCAGCGTGGCGCCGTCACCCTGCCGGGCCGAGAGTTCGAACTCGGCCCGGGCGCAGTCCGCTAGGCTTTCGCGGAGTCGACGATAAAAAGCTCGGTCTTGTGAATGCCGGCGCGGACCTGGGCGCGCAGCCACTGCTTCTTCGGATCGGTCAGCACGGTGCGGACGTTTGCCGGCGTGCACTCGACAGGCTGGCCGCCGAGCGAAACGTTCCAGCCCAGGCAGGACGCCACCAGGTAGTCGGTTTCGTCTTCGATGTCGTCCAGCGGATCAGTAGTCTCGAGCTTGCCGTTGGCAGCGAACTCGTTGCGCAGGCGGCGCGTGCGCGCCAGGTCGATGCGCTTGCGCGATTCGTGCTCCGGGCTGGCCAGCTCGATGTAGGTGCTGGTCGGCTCCTTGGTGCGCGGATTGACCAGGATCAGGCGGCCAGTGGTGACGTCGTCGAATGCATCGATGTCCAGGGTGGCCACCAGCTTGGTGAGCAGGTTCGATGGCTGGGCTTGGGTATTTGCGTTCATGGTTTTCTCTTTCGCGGAGGTGATATATGCCCGTGCCTGCTGCCGCGCCCGCGAAAGGCGACAGCAGCCGGTCGGTGCCTGGATTGCCGCACGTGGCGGCGAAAGGGTTTAAGCGGCGCTGTCCTGGATGGACAGCGTGGTCATTTCGGTGGCCTTGCCGGCGCCGCCGTTGATGTCGAGCAGCGCCTGGAACGGGATCGTCTGGATCAGGATCTTCTCGCCGTCGTCTTTCGAGGCGCCGTTGAGCTTCAGGCGGCTCAGGCTGAACGCCATGAAGTCCGACGCGGCCGAGTTGTCCGAGGTGAACGCCAGGTAGGCGCTGGTTTCGGTCTCGTTGTAGAACGCGTCGCGCAGGCTGGTTGAATCGAACTTCGCCGTGACCTGGCCGGTGACGATCACGCGGCCAGTGGAGGCCTGATCGGCGGTGTTCGAACCGATACCTGGTTCGCTCGACTGCGCGGCAGTGATTTCGATCGTTGCACTGATGATCGTGCCGCCGGCGGCATTGCCGACCTTCACCACGCCGTTGACAGCAGCCATGGTGCCGGTGACGGTCACTGGCGTCGGGTTGACGAAGTACTGCGCCACGCCGGACACCACGTCCTTACCGACGAACTCGACAGCCACGGTGGCCATGCCGGTGGCTGGCAGGGTGAATGTCATCTTCGCGACCTTCAGGCCGGTGAAGACTTCGCTCGACGGCACGTCCGGATGCCAGTGCTCGACCGAGAACGACTTGTCGGTGTGGCCGCTCTGCGGCGTGAATGCTTTCTTTCCGATGACAGTCAGGGTCGAGCTGGCAATTGGGCCTTCGG